TCAACCTGATGCCGTAGTGCCGGGACGTACCTCATTTTTTGCCGTAGCAATCCGCTCGCAAGCCTTAATCCGCCGCCGGTCGAACGTGGCACGCGACCACCTGGTGCGCCGGCAGAACTCGGCGATCGATCCGCCGACCTCTCCGTGCGTCGCCATCGAGCGAGCCCAGAGAAGGACGACCTGCCGATCCTCGCTCTTGTCGCCGAGCACGGTGCCGGAGAAGGCGACGATATCGAAGGTCGCGTCTGGCACGTCGCCGGCGGCCGCCTGGAGGGTGTTCCCGCGCGGCGCATAGATCGGGGTGGACGGCATCGCGCGGAATGCCGCCTTCAGCCAAAGCTCGACGTCGGCGCGGGTCCACGGATTGGCGGAGCGCAGTGGCGGGTCAGGTCCTTCCGGCAATGCGAGCATCAGGTTCCGGCTGTGATTCCCTCACCGGCCTTCGCCGGCCATTTCCGGCGCCGATGCGGCAGGCCGGAGGAACGGGCGATTTCCGATCGGCGCTCCGAGTAGCTCGGCGCCACCATGGGATAGTCTGCCGGCAAGCCGTAGCGGGCACGGTAGCTGTCGGGATCGAACCCATGCCGACGAAGGTGCCGCTTCAGCATCATGTACGGCGCGCCGTCGATGAACGAGATCAACCCCTCGGGTGAAATCGATCGCCGGATTTGTGTAGCCGTTGGCCCCTGAACCGTCGGCGCCGCATGAGCTTCCGGTTCCGCATTCAATCCAGCCAGCGCCGAGTATGTCCCCTGAATAAGTCCAGGCAAATCAGCCGCACCCAACGTATGGTTTCGCACGTAGGCCGAAGCAACCATGATCGTTAGATCGATAGGCTTAGCCGAAATAACGGACGAATATGGGTTTCTAATCAAAGTTGTACTCCTATTTCCTCGCGATCATCAATTAGAACCTTAAATATCTTGCGCAAATATTATCTATCCCCCAAACGGGGGCGTCCTACGTCGAAAGGGGGCACGCTCATTTCCCGAACAGCCAGATCGGCACGCAATCCGGCGGGGTGGACGCGGGCCGGCGATCGACGACGACGGAGCCGCCAATGCGGTCGAGGTGGATCTCGCGCTCGCACAGGGCGATGCAGCGGCGCGGGTAGACGGTGACCATCGTGCCGGTGCAGTCGGCACGAGAGGCGCCGGCGGTCCGATGGACGCCGAACAGCGCTTCCGTGCTCCAGCCGAACTCGGCAGCCGCCTCGCCCCAATCGTCGAGGAAGGCGAGCATCGCCTTCCGCACCGAGCGCCAGACGCCGGAGCGTCCGGCCGGGCCGCGCTCGGTCCAGATCATGCCGGGGCAGGGCACCTGGTCCTCCGGCAGGCTGAGCACACCGGCCCGCCAAGAGGCGACGAGGCGGGTGGCATCGGTGAGGGCGAGGGCGGCGCTCATGCCGCCCGCTCCTTCTGGGCCGACGCCTTGGCATTGAGCCGGTCGTGAAGCTGCGCGAGGGAGCCGACGGCGACCTCGCGGAACTTGGCGCCGTGCTCGTGCAGCACGTCCTCGCGCGCCGCAGCGACGGCTTCCGGCGTCGGACGAGGGCGCCAAGGCTCCGTCTCGCCTCCCCGGTTCAGCCATGCCGCTGCGGCCGCCTGGACCTTGGCCTGATCCTCGTCCGACGGAGGCACGTAGACCTCCGCCTCGAGGATCTGCCGAATGTGGACGAGCTTCGCCCGCAGCGGGATCAGCCCCTCGCGAGCCTCGGCAGCGAACTCGGCCGGCGACGGACGCCACCGACGCGACCAGGGCAGCAAGGTCGTGCCGCTCCGGAAGCGCTCGGCCGCTCCATGGATGCCGGCGAGCGGGAGATCCTTCAGCGCCGCGACGTACTCAGCGAGGAGCGCGTCCTCCTCAACTTCACCGCGCCCCCGGCCCTGCTCGAACCCCAGCAGGACACGGGTGACCGTCGCGTCGATCAGCTCGGGCCGACGGCTGGGCGCGAGTTCAGCCTTCACCCGCTCGGCGACGGCGGAGAGCGCGTGACGCTCCGCTGTCGTGGCCGCCATAGCCAGCGGCACGCAGAAGCGAGTCGGCTGGCCGTCCACCGGAGCCAGCTTGCCATGCAAGGCCGAGATGCTCGCCTCGGCCCGGCTCACCTCGGCAGGGCTCAGCGTCAGCGGAGTTCGCGTCGACGGCAGGCGGCTCGACATCGTAGGGCCCTTCCAGGGATTGCTCGTAGAGGCGCTTCAAGCGGCCACCGAGGCCGGTGGGTGCAGCGGGATTGCCCCTGTGGGGGCCAGAGGGCGGCATGCGTCCGGGCCGGTATCGGCGGCACCATTTCCGCCAGGAGACGCGCCAGTCGTGCGAGAGGAAGTTCCGCTCGTGGTTCCAGTCTCGGAACTGCTCGGCCTCGTGCTGGACGGCTTCCGGGGGCACGCCGGCAGCAGCCGCGATCACCTCGTCCTCGGCGTCAGGGGTCCAGCTTCGAGGCAGCGCGGTCGCACGCGTCTGAGGGAGAGATTCTTCTTCTTTCTCTTCTTCTCTATCTATCAACGCGCGTTCAACGTCCGTTCGCTCGTTGCGTTGATTTTGCTGGGCTTTTTCGGAAGAATTAGCCGCGGCTAATTTCGCGCGTGTTTTTTTCTTCTGTCGCTCCGTGCCGCTGATGCGACCGGCGGCGGCGGCGTCGAAGCTTCGGGCGCGCTGCCATTCCAGCTCCTCGTGCGTCGAAGTGCTGTCGATCCGGCTGTCACCCATGAGGGTGATCTTGCCGGCCTCGGCGAGGCCCTCGATCGCGGCCCCGGCCCGGCGCTCCGTGAGGCCGGTTCGGCGCGCGAGGGTGCGGGCGGTGTCCGTGATCGGGCCGCCGGTCTCGTAGATCCGGAGCAGCACCGTCACGTAGATCAGGCCCTCGTCGGGCTGGAGGCCGGACAGGGCGCCGAGCAGGGCGCTCGGGCCGCAGCGGAACCAGGGGAGGCGTTCTGAGGCCATAGCGGCTTACTCCGCGGCCACGGCGAGGAGCGGGCCGGGCTCGGCCAGCGCAGCGAAGCGGCGGCGATCATCCGGCCGGCTCAGCGCGCGGCGGCATCCAGGGGGAATCCAGAAGGGCGGCAGGGACGCACTGCCCCGAACCCAGACGAACCATGCGTAGGCGGTGGCCGTGGAAGCGTCGGGATCCCATCGCCCCTTCGTCATCGGCACACGCTCGACGAAGGGCGCGAACAGCGTCGGCGGCCGGTCGCGGAACAGGGTCTCGTAGCGCTCGACGCCCTCGATCCAGGCCGTGCGCAGCAGCATCGCAACGACTGGCGCCAGCGTCAGGGAGCGGCGCACGAAAGCTGCGGCCGGACGGAACGGCGGATTCGAGATGATGAACGCGGGCCCCACACCATCCTCGGGCGAGCCGATCACGGTGTTCTCGTCGAGGAAGTCCTCGACCCGGTAGCCGCGGCCGTAATCGAAAATGTCCGTGCCCCAGCCGCCGGCGAAGTATTCGAGGAGCACCTCGATCATGTGCCCCTCACCGCAGGCCGGATCCCAGCAGGCGCAGAACTCCAGATCCCCGCCGAGGCCGAGATGCGGGAAGACGTGTTCGCACAGCGCCCGCGTCGCCCACGGCGGCGTGGGGAAGAATTCCAGGCTGTCCGGCGGCTCGCGGCGCGAGGCCATGACCGCGGAGTGTCCGGTGGGGATCATGCTCGCCCCCGCGCCATGGCGACGAGGCGCGCCCGCGCGGCCGCCTGCTCGAAGAGGTTGATGCCGGCCCGTTCGCACAGGTCGTTCGCCGCGCGGGCGTCGCCGTCGGCCGACAGGGCGATGACGAGACCGGCGCCGGCAATGAGACAGCCGAGGAGTTCCTGCAGCCCGGCTGGGCGCTCGGCGGCGGCGGCGGCGATCTTGGCGACGATCAGGTCGTCGAGGTCGAGAAGCGCACTCATGCTGCGAGCCTCCCGGCCTGAGGCTCCAGCGCGCGCACCACGATCACAAGCTCGGGCTTCTCGCCGTAGAACTTGCGCACGGTGCCATCGACGACCGCCGCGTCGTCCGCCCAGACGACCTTGTTCAGCGCGTCGATGACCTTGGCGATGTTGTCCCAATCGGGCTTGGTCGTCGGACGCAGGCGACGCTCGATCGCGTCCAGGCGCTTGCGCTTCGAGAAGCTCGCCGGGATCGGGAGGAAGGCGAACATCTCAACGGCGAGCGGCCCAGCCAGCAGCGGGCGGCCACGCATGACGAAGCCGGCAGCAACGCGCAGCGCGCCCTCGTAGATCTCGGTTTTCTCGTCAGGGTGCGAGTGGATGCGGGGCTTCTGCCCCGCACGCTGGACGAGCTGTGCGCGGTGCCGACCCTTGCCACGGGGTCCGCCCGGCAGGCGGATAGTGACGGAGTCGGACACCGCGCACCTCCGTCAGGCGTCGACGGTCTGGCGGGACCGGCCGCGACGACGGGACGAGGCCGAGGAGGCTTCCTCCTGGTCGCCGTCGTCGCCGTCGCCAGCGTCGTCGGGCGGCTCCGGCAGATCGCCGCCATCCGGGAGCGGGTTGCCGCCCTCGTCGCCCTGGCCGAGGACCTCGCCCGTCTCGGGATCGTGCGGCGTCTCGTCGATCGGAAGCTCGGGCTCGTCCTTGTCTGCCTGCGGCTCACCGCGCGAGCCCATGAACGCCGACACGCTAGCGAACACGAGGATCGCCTGCTTGCCGCCGTTGGTCGCAAGCTTGGTGATCTCCTCGACCGTGTCGGAGCCGGAGACCTCGAGCTTGATGCCTTCCTTCACCGTCCACTTCCCGAGGCCGACGACCATGTGCGGGAAGTCGCGATGGGCGACGGCGTGGACGGCTTCGCGGACGAGTTCGGAAGCGATGCGGCCGGCCTTGTCGATGATCTGGCGCTGCTCGCGCTCGCTCATCTTCGTCCAGCACGGCATGGTGCGGGCGATCTCGTCCAGGATCTTATCCTGCACATCGCCGCGAAGGGTCTTCTCTTGAAAACCCGTGTCTTCTGTGGCTTCCATAGATCTCTCCAAATGACGGGCACGACGCCCGACCTCATTGACCGCTCGGTGCCCCGCTTCGCGGATGGGGCCCGGGCGGTTTGCGTTTCAGGGGGTCTGCGGGTAGCCGCTCGACCGGTACGGGCCGGGCCGGTCATCGACGACGCGACCGCGGGGGACGCCGGGACCGTCAGGGGCCGGAAGATCCGTGGACGGCAGATCCGTCGCCGCACCGGCCCGCAGGCGCTCCTCGGCCTGCGTCAGCCCGATCAGCGCGTACCGCCGGCAGTTCACGAGGCTCCTCGCCGCCGGAGTTGCATGGTCCCGCAGCAGGTCGTTCCGGCGCACGATCTCGGTGCGCACGGTGTCGATCAGGTCGGCGAGGCCGGCATCGGTCAGGTCGGCGAGGGCGCTCATGGTCAGGCGACCCGGCCGAGTTCGTCGTGGGCGCGGTCGCCGAGCGCGGACTGGTGCAGTTGCTCGCGGAGCAGGTAGCCCTCGAAGGCCCAGATCTTTTCGCGGGCGTTCTTCCGGGCGATCTCCCGGCCGATCACCTCGTCGAAGTTCTCAACGCTGGCCGAGGCGCTCTCACCGGTGACGGTGAAGCCGTTGCGCAGGGTGAGCGCGCAGACCGTCAGCGTCGTGCCGGGGAAGCGATGGTACTGCGCATCGACGATACAGGCGTCGATCAGGTCAGGTGTCAGGCGCGGGGCGTTGAGGCCCTTCGCCTGCAGGGTCGCTTCCAGGTTGGTCTCGTCGTTCGACATGGTGGCTCCTCTCGCTCAGCGGCTACGGCCGCGGCTCCATCGCCCCGAACAGGGGCAGCTCGGTCAGGTCGGGGGCAGCCGGCCGCCGCGAGCGGCGAGCAGCCGATCCCAGAAGCGCCGACGCCACGTCCGGACCCGGTTCCACAGGGGCGCACTCCGACGCGCGAAGAAGAGCCTCACCCGCGCGAACAGCAGCGTGATCAGACCCGGCGGCGGCGGCGGTGAGCGTGACTTCATCGGCGAGCTTCCTGAGTTGACGCTCGCGCTCGGCGGCGTGGATGGCTTCGAGCCGGGAGAGGACGTGAGACGCGATTTCCTTCGGGGGCCGGTATTTCAGCGCCCAAAGCTTGGAGAAGGGGACGCGGGCCCGAGTAGCGACCCGGCGCATTGCGTTGCCGGCATCGCCCCAACCTGTCGCTTCCCAGCGGATCAAGTCGTCGGCCCAGGTCTGGGCCCGTGAAACGTCAGCGCTAGACATTTGCGCCACCCGCAAAAGCTTTTTGCACACCCTCAAATCCCTCTGTGGTTTCTTCGGACCACCGAGAGAGGACGTGCAGATGAGGGAGGGAGCGGAACGCACGAGGCACAGGAGCGCGACGGCCGACAGCTTGGCGGCACAGGCAGGCGCGCAGGTAGAAAAGACGACCCAGGAGAAGGACCGCTCCCGCGGGAACGGGAGCGGCCAAGTCCTTGGGAGGAACCCCCGTCACGGGGGCGTCGGCCGCGGGGCGGCGGCGGACTTCGGAGGCGCCGCGGGAACGGCGCGAAAGGGGACGCTCGGTGTCGTCGGAGACGGTGACCTTCGGGGGAAAGGTCGGCCGGGCGATCACGCGGTTCATTCCGCGCGATGGGGAAAGGGGAGTGCGGCGGACACTTGGGGGCTTAAGCGCACCCGCCGCGTGCTTGAGGCCGAAGCCGCGCGAAGGGATAACGAAAACTTGATCAGGAACGGGTTTGTATGCCGTGAGATTATTTACCTCGGCGGAGTTTGCTGCCGTGATTTCCCGAACGCAGAAGACAGTCCAAACAATGGCCTGCAAGTATTTGAAAGAATTGTTCTCATCCATCGCCGAAATGCGCATAACCGCTACGTACGAAGAAAAAGAGCAGTTGTATATTTTTCTAGACGATCTGCTGCGGCGGGCAAAAACGGCATCTGCCGACAAAGTTTCAATCAAAGCTATCGAGGAAACGCACAGAGTGGCGGGCCTCATCGTCTCGGCGGATCGGCCGGACAGCCGCGTGCACTGAGAAAGGACGCTCACGACGCGATCCTTCCAGCGAGCCAGCACAGTCCGGCCGCCCCTGCATCGACCACGCCGACAGCGAGCGCCGAGAGCGACCCGCGCAACGCAGCGCGAGCGAAACCGGCGACAGCGCAGACGGCGAGGATGAGTGCGAGTGCGGCCATCTCAGGCGCGCCCCACGACGAGCGACCTACCCCGCATGCGCAGGGCAATGGCCGCAAGAGCTTGGCCGCCGCAGGAGAGGGAGCGTCGAGCCGCCGCTATCATCGCCGGAGCGCGATGCCCGGAGGCGACGATGCGTCCCGAAGACTTCGACGACATCATCGCCGAGCAGGCCGCGCAGCAGCAGGTGTTGCTGATGGCGCTCCGGCGGATTGCCGCGCTCACCAAGGAGAGCGGGAAGGACCCGGCCGCCGTGCGCGCATGGTGGAAGGAAGATGGGCACGAGTCGATGGACGAGGCCACCTTCCTCGTGGCGCCCGGCCACGACAGGACTGTGCGGACGAAGGCGAAGGCACGGCTCGACGAGATCATCGAGATTGGCCTTCGGTAACGAAGCCGTCCGAGCCATGCGGGGATAGGCAGCGCAGCGGCTTCGCACGCTCGTCGTCCGAGGGTTCCGGAGCCGGAACGCCCGCTCCTCGAGGCCCCGGTGTGGACGCAATCAATTCAGTGGCGGTGACCTTCCCGGCTGTGCCCGCCACGATCTTGCGGATGGTGGCGCCGCGCGGATCGCGCTCGCCCCGAATGATCCGGTGAATGGTGGATGGCGGCACACCGATCTCGCCCGCGAACGCGGTCGGGGTGATCTGGCGCTCGGCCAAGTAGGCAGGAAGGTCCATAGCCAATGAATTCGCCAATTGGCGAAGTTTGTCAACGGGGATGTCGCCATATGGCTCTGGCCGCCTTTGGAGAGCCCGAGCAATTTCGCCTGATGGCGATGCCCGAGCTCAAACGACGCCGAAAAGAGAAGAAGCTGACGCTGGAAGCCCTGGCGCAGCTCGTCGGCGTGTCGCTTTCTCAGGTTCAGCGCTTCGAGTCGGGCGAGCGTGAGCCCAAGCGGAGCGAGCTTGAGGCTCTGGCCCGTATCCTCGACTGCACCATTCCGGAGCTGCTCGGCGAAGAGTCGTCTGGGACGACCGTGCCGCCCCAGCGCGGCCACCTGCTGCCGGTCCCGTTGATCGGCCGCACAGCAGCAGGCATCTTCCGTGAGGTGATCGAATTCGACGACGGCGAACCGGAATATGTCTTTGAGCCCGAGGACGAGGATTACCCGAAGGCCAAGCGCTTCGCCCTGATGGTCGAGGGCGACAGCATGAACACGGCCAACCCGCCCATGCCTGACGGCTCTCGCGTAATCTGCCTCGACTTCGAGCAGACAGGACTTCCCTTCATCGAGGGTATGATTGTAGTCGTTCAGCAGATCCGCGAAGGTGGCCATCTTCGGGAATGGTCTGTGAAACAAATCGAATTGCACGGCGACGAAATTTGGTTTTGTCCTCGTACAAGCAACGCGAAGCACAAGCCCATAAAAGTGGTGAACGATCCGGACGACGAGCGATGGAATAAGCTCGAAGTCATCGGATTAGTGCGCGATGTCTCGACTAAAGTGCGTATGCCGAAGTTCCGCGCCGGAAAGTAACTTCACCCTCGCGTTATCCACGTTTTTCACAGGGGACGCCTGCTCTCCCCGTGCAAATGACATGGACGACTCGCCCTCGACCCTAGAACATATGGGGAACGCGAACCGGGAGGGAAACACGCGTGTTCGATGAGGTGTCCACGATCCGAGCCCGCTTCACGATGCGGCTGCGGTGCCACAACTGCAAACACACGACCTCACGAACCATCGAGTCGCCTGACTTGGAGGACGCGCCTTGTAGCGTCGAAGAGCTTCTCGAAAGCGCATGGCTCCAACGCCAGAGCTTCGCCTGCGGTGAGTGCGACAACCCGATCGCAACGCTGATTAGCGTGAAGCAGGAAGAAGTCGCCTAGGCCGGCTCACCCGCCGGCAAAATTCGCCAATTGGCGAAAGATGGCTTGACGCCGTTTTCGCCAATTGGCAAACTCACTCCATCGCCGCTCACCGAGCGATGGAGCCTCCGGTGCCCCACACCACCCCCGCCGATTACTGGATCGACCGCCTCGACGGCGCTTTCGCCGTCTTCTCTGCCTCCGGCATCGAGCTTGAGGGCATCGAGAGCCGAGGCGACGCGCAGAACCACATCCTCGACCTGATCGAGCGCGATCGCGTCGCGGTGCAGGAGGAGCGCGCCGCGCTCGACGACTTCGAGGCCCAGCGCTTCGCCGAGGCCGCGTGATGGTCGCGCTCCTCAACTCCCTCCCGCCCCTCCAGGCTGTCGCGGTCCTGGCCCTCGGGCCCGGCATCTGCGCCGTCGGCCTCGCCTTCTGCCTCTACGAGGCCGGCCGGTTCGTCCGACTCGCGATCACGGGGCGGCTGTGATGGCGCCCGCGACCCATCCCGATCCCTGCGGCGCCCGCTGCGAGACCGCCGACGCGCTGCGCACCCTGCGCAACCTGCTCGAAGCCGCTGCGAACGAGGCCGCCCGCATCCGTGCTGGCGCCGCCCTCGGGAACGCCGACCGCTTCCAGGTCGTCGAGGCCGTCGATCTTGGCCGCGATGCGCTGGCGCTCGCCGCCATCCTCGGCGCCGTGCCGGCCGCGGCGACCGACGCCGACCCCTCCCTCATCACCGATTCCCGCGAGGCAGCATGAGCGCGATCTCGAACGTCGTCTGGGTTGTCGTCCTCGCCCTGCCGCTGATCGTCATCGGCATCGGGGCTCACATGGCCGGCGCCGACTGCCGCCCCCATCGGGAGGGCCGCGGCCGTGGCTGAGCGCATCCCCTACCGCCTCACCGTCGAGCACACCGACGATGGCCCGCGCCTCGTCGCGATCGGCCCCGACGGCGAGCGCGCCGCCGAGTTCGACATGGACCGGGACGGCGCCCGCACCATCGCTAGCGCCCTGCTGGCCGCGACCGGTGACGCCTGCGAGCGGACCTTCACGACGGAGGCCGCCCGTGTCTGACGCCTCCCACCAGTGCCCGCACTGCACCCGGCGCCCCTTCGCCAGTCGGGAAGGGCTCTACTCCCACGTCAACCAAGCGCACGGCTTCAAGAAGGCTCGCGAATGCGTGCCGGAGCACCCGAGCGTCATCCGCAGGGCAAAGCGCGAGGCCGCCGATCGCAAGCGCCAGCAGGAGCGCCGCGAGCGCGAGCCCAGCATGGCCGAGCTTCACATCGCCGCCCTTGAGGCCCGCGCCTGCGGCGAACCCGTCGACCCCGATCTCGCCGAGATGTTCGATGTCTGACCGCACCCCCGAGCAGCAGTCCTTCGCCGACCTGTTCTTGTCCCTTGGCGTCCGCCTCCCGATCCGGGTGTGCGGGAACGCGGCCCGCGGCCTCGCCGATGGTGACGGGCTTCCCCGGTTCATGGGGGTGCCGAGCGAGAGCCTGTCCACGGACCGGGCCCGCGCACTCGCCTTCGCCGCCGCGATCAACGTCGCCACCGGCACGCCCGACCACGAGGCCGGCCCGCTTCCGGTCCTGCGCCCGCTCACGGCCGACGTGATCCGGGCCGTCGAGAACCCCTTCGACCCCGAGCACCTGATCGCGATCGCGAAGGCCGCCCGGACCGCCCCTCGCGCCGACGCAGCGGAGTGACCCCCATGGAGATGATCGACAAGGCCGGGATGCGGCCGACCGTGCGCATCCATCACAACCTCTGCCAGGGCACCGAGGAGTGGCTTGCCGCGCGCTGCGGTATGCTCACCGCCAGCGAAATGGGGCTGATCATCACCCCGGCGACGCTCAAGGCCGCCAAGAACGAGAAGGAGCGCGCCCACCTCTACGAGCTGCTGGCCCAGCGTGTGAGCGGCTACGTCGAGCCGCACTTCGTCAGCTTCGACATGATGCGCGGCCACGAGGACGAGATCGAGGCGCTCGCCCTCTACGCGAAGCACTTCGCCCCGACCGAGGCCGTCGGCTTCGTCACCAACGACAAGTGGGGCTTTACCATCGGCTATTCGCCCGACGCCTTCGTCGGCGCCGACGGCTTGGTCGAGACGAAGTCCCGCCGGCAGAAGTACCAGATCGAGACCTTCGTCGTTCACGTCCTCGCGGAGACGATCCCCGCCGATTACGTGATCCAGATCCAGACCGGGCTCCTCGTCACTGAGCGGTCGTGGTGCGACCTGATCTCGTACTCGGGCGGCCTGCCGCTGGCCCGCATCCGCGCGTACCCCGACCCGAAGATCCAATCCGCGATCGTCGAGGCCGCCGAGGGGTTCGAGACCCGCCTGGAGGAGGCTCGCGCCAAGTACCTCGAAGCCATCGAGAAGGCGGGCAACATCCCGACCATGCGCCGCGTCGAGGGGGAGATCCTCGCGTGACCGATCTGTCGCAGACGATCGCTCCCAAAAGCGACCAGCTCAACGCCGACGACCTGATCGGCGGCCCTCGCACCATCAAGGTCACGCGCGTTTCGCCGATGCGCGAGCCCGACCAGCCGATCGCAATCTTCTTCGAGGGCGACAACGGCAAGCCCTACAAGCCCGGCAAGTCGATGCGGCGCGTGCTCGTGCGCGTGTGGGGCGTTGATGGGGCCGCCTACGCCGGCCGTCGGATGACGCTCTACCGCGACGATTCCGTGATGTTCGGCGGCGTCGCCGTCGGCGGCATCCGCATCAGCCACATGTCGGGCATCAGCGAGAGCGTGACGCTCCCGCTCACGGTGACCCGCGCGAGCCGCAAGCCCTTCACGGTCCGACCGCTTCCGGCCGAGCGCGCCCCGACCGGCGAGGACACGCGGACCAAGCTCCTCCGCATCGCTCGCGAAAAGGCCGCCCTCGGCGGTGCCGATCTCGACGGCTGGCTAGACAAGCTGAATGCCGCGCAGCGCGGCGTCGTCGGAGGGATCGAGGCCGAGCTTCGCGACATCGCGGCCAATGCCGACGACCTGCCGCCGCTGGATGATGGCCGATTCCCAGCGGACGACGCGCTCGCCCTGCACGGGGAGGGCGCCTGACATGGTCGCCCCGATCCCCGTCACCGCTCCGAGCAGCCTGGAGGAGGCTCGCGCACGAGCCGCTGCCATCCGGCGACGCATCGACGGCGCCGCCCGGCGCCATGCTGAGTGCGTAGCCGGGCGCTTAGCCGAGCAGCAACGCATGGAGGAAGCGGCCGAGGCCGAGCACGCCGCCCGCGTGCGGGAAGCGAAGGTCGCCGACCGCGATGCGATGCGTGTGGCCGTCGAAGCCATCGTCCCAGCCGATGTGCTGGCCCGTAATCCGCGCCGGATCATGGCTCGCATTGCCGCCGAGTTCGGGGTGACGCTTGCCGACATCATCCGACACGATCGGCGGTCCGCCACCATCCGTGCCCGGTTCGCCGCCATCCACGCGGTGAATGAGGCCAACCCGCACCTGACCCTTTCCCAACTCGGGATGCACTTTGGCGGTCGTGATCACACGTCGATCCTGAACGCGCTACGGAAGGTGGAACGCGAGGGCGTACCGCGTCCGACGGCAGACAAAGGGGGCGCCGCATGAGCGCCCTCGGCATCTACTGCGCCGATTGCGGCACCGAGTGCGAGCGCATCACCGGTCGCGAGGCCGGCGCCCGCGAGCCGGACGTGCTCGACGCCCAGGTCTGGGCCTGCACGGTCTGTCCCGAGGCGTGGGCCCTGTGCACGCCCAACGGTTCGGCGGTCGGGCTCCCGGCGGGCGAGAAGACCCGCGAGGCCCGCGCCCTGCTGCGCGAGCGCCAGGTCGAGCGGCTGATCGCGGAGGCCCTGCGCGACGTCCCGAACGGCCGCGCCATCGCCGAGGAACGCGTGGCCGCCTTCCTCGCGCACGCCCTGCGCCTGCCGGAGAGCGAGGCGGCGATCGAGCGCCTCAACATCGAATGGTGCCGCCGCGCGTGGCGGGCGCTTCAGGGCGCCTCCTACGCCGACGCCGTGCGGCACGCCCAGACCTATCGCCCGAGGAAAGCCGCCTGATGGGTTCGCTAAGCTTAGATTGGTCCTGGCATGTAGTGCCAAAGCGCTCAAACGGGGCGTTCGGTCTCAATTTGACATATTACGCGATCAATCATGTCTCCGATCTTTTCAATTGCATTCCTCAGTTCTGGTCCGCCCCGCACCATTCTAATATTTTCAGTCGCCTCGATGTCAGCTCCAACGAAATTCATCCACTCGTTCGCCGCGGTCTCCTCGAGATCGCTCCCTACATGCTGGAAAAAATCGTCACACATCTCAATCTCGAAGAGATGATTTCGACAGATTTCGGCTGCGGTTGTTGTATCTGTGAGTATCGCCTTCATCACCTGCTTTTCGATCAACGAGTTTCGGGCGATTTCTGTCGCTTCGTAGGCCATGCGCCGTGCTTCGACGAAACTGGTCCTAGTCCGATCAATGCGCGTGATGTAGATCTTTATGAGATCCAAATCGTTGTCATCTATTGGATAGTCGCCCTTTGCGATAATATATCGAATAGATTTAAGTGTTGGATAATACATTTCGAGGGCTGCGTTAATGCGTACGAGGGCATCGACAATCAAGGCATTAATTTTTCTGAGATTTGTCATGCGCCCCAAAAGATGCTGAGCGGCGCTTGCCGCAAGCTGAGCGTCACTGATCTCTATCTGCCGGCTTGCTTTGTCTATTTGCCTTCTCACACCGACCCATGCGGCACCGGCGGCAATCAATGCTACCGCCGCTCCGATAAATGTTTGATATCTGGCAATCCAGAACTCGAAACAACCAATCGGTCCTTCAGCGAGAGGCTTATCGCTTACTCCACTTGGCAGCCGGCATGTGCTGCTCATCCAGTCGAAGACTATCAGCGCCAGCAGCATCATGATCGAGCCGGCAACTGCCAACCCGATCAGCCAACGCGTATTTCTGCTCATCTTCAAAGCGCTCCCCAGAGGGCACATCACCCGAAGCGAAGCTCGACCGCAAGATTGCTGCGCCGCTCGCCCGCCGCCGTCGACATGCCGCTCTTCCCCTTCGCCGCCGCGGAGTGACGCCCTTGGTTGCTTACAGCTTCAAGAAGCGGTTCGGCCCGCCGATCCTCGCCGGCACGAAGGCGCAAACGATCCGCGCCGACCGGAAGCGCCATGCCCGGCAGGGCGAGGAGCTTCAGCTCTACACCGGGATGCGGACGAAGCACTGCCGGCTCCTCGGCCGCCCGACCTGCCTCTCCGTCATGCCGGTGCGCCTGTGCTTCTCGGAGCGCAGCGCGACCGAGCTTTTCGAGGTGGGCGGCGAGTTGCTGAGCCCGGCCCGGATGGAGGCCTTCGCCCGCGAGGACGGCTTCGAGAGCGTCGAGGACATGGCCCGGTTTTGGTGGGCCGAGCACCCGCCGGAGGAGGGCGACCGCATCGCCTTCGACGGCGTGATGATCCGCTGGAAGCCGCTCGACGCCGCCCTCACGGGTGTCCCGCGCCGAAATGGAGGTGCAGCTTGATGCGCCCGTCGATCATCGAGACCTTCGCTGGTGGCGGAGCGTCCGAGGGCATTCGGGCCGCGCTCGGCCGGTCACTTCTCGGCCATTTCCCGGGCTTGCTGAGCGATGCGCTTCTTCCTAAGGCGCCACGCTTCAACGCCATCCTCTTCGTCGGGTGTCACGATACCCAACCGCCCGAGCAAATTCGTCTCGCCGCTTCGCGATGCGATGTCTTCCAAAACGGCCTTGGCCGTCTCGTTGCTTGGCTTGGGTTTCGCTCTCGACATCGCGACAGGCCTCCGGCTTCCCCGCAACAGGGGCTTCGGCTCGCACTTTTCTGTGAAGCTAAGCTTCGCCGCAACCCTCCGTTCTCGCGGGCCTCGGCATGACCCCCATGTCCATACCCGACATGCCCTGCGCCGAGGGGGTAAAGGAACGGCCGATCATTTTAGGAGCCAAGATGCACGCTCTGTTGAGCTTCGGCCATCTATGGCACACGCCACTCCGCAGGCTGCTCGAACTTAGCGCCAATCATCTCGTCGATGCGCCACACGACGTTGCAGACTTTTGCCCCCAAACAGGGTGCGATCAACAAAAATATGCTTGGAACGGCATTGGCATCAAGCAAGGTTATCTTGACGCCGCTGGTCGAAACATCATGGACAAAGCACCCGACCGAGGTGTGCTCGTCCAACGTGATCGAACCTCTTTCGTTCACGTGACAGCGCGGCTCAGCCCGGCGATCCTCAATGTAAGTCATGTCTGTGCCCTTCGGGATGGCTATCAATTACAGGGACTTCGCAACAACCTCCGAAGGCGATCGCTTAATTTGAGCGGATCGATGCCGACTGGTGTGCCTGAGACGGAGCTCTGCCACTCCGCGTTCGCTGAGGCCGAATCGGCCCCGACCCCGTCCATCATCACCAGCGCACGAGGCCGAGATGCGTAGCGCCAGCACCGACCGCCGCGTGCGCGAACCCTCTTCATCCAGCAGGAGCCAGGTCATGCCGCAGACAGATCCGTCGCGGTTCGTTGTCCGATTTCCCGACGTCGCTCGCGAACTCGGCGTCTCCCCGACCACGCTGCGCAAGCTCTGCAAGCAGGAGAAGGGGCCGCCGCTAATCCGTCTCAGCGAGCGGTGCTTCGGGGTCCGCCGGGGGGAGCTTGATGCTTGGATCGAGACCCGCAAGGTGGGCGGCCCATAGATCCAAGGCCGCCCGCTTTTCCGGGTTGTAGAGGGCGTAATTGTAGACGCCCGCTACCCCCGCCTTCGTGCCCGAGATGTGGTTCAGCACGGCCTCGACGACGTGCGGCAGCACCCCGAGGTTTCCCATTCCGGTGGCGGCGGTCCTGCGCAGGTCGTGCAGCCGCCAGCCGGTAACCCCAGATGCCTTGTCGAGCGCAGCCTTCGCCCGGGTGAACCCCTGGAAGCCGCCGACACCGCTTCCGAACACCAGATCCCGCCCTTCGATCCGAGGCGCATCCGCCAGGATCGAGAGCGCCGCGTAGGACAGCGGCACGTCGTGCGGGAGGCTGTTTTTCGTCCGCTCATCCGGCAGGTGCCAGATCCCGGCCGCCAGATCGATTTCCGCCCAAGACATTTCCGCGACCTCGTCCCGCCGCTGCGCCGTCAGCAGCAGCAGCCGAACGATGCGGCCGAAATCGCCTTCCGGTAGAGCCTTGAGGACGGCTTTGATCTCCTCCGGCTTGAGCACCCGCTGCCGGCGCTCTTCCTTGATCGGCTTGCGGGTGCCGACGACCGGATTGCCCTCCGCCGCGCCCTCCGCGATCAGCCAGGTGTAGAACGACGAGAGCGTCGTGCGCGCCCGGTTCGCCGCGTGCGGCCCCGAGCCCTTCGCGATCTCGCCCAACCGCTCGGCAACCTGCGCCCGTGTCACACCATCGACCGGCGTCTTGTGCAGCGGCGCCCAGGCCTTCTGCATGTAATAGGTCGATTCCCCGAGACCCTTCGCGCGCACCCGCGGCGTCAGCGCATCGAGGTAGGCGGGGATCTTCGAGGCGACGGTGACGGCAGCACGCTTCCGCTCCGCCTCCCGCTCAGCGCTCGGATCGGCGCCGAGTCGGACCCGCGCGAGCCGCTCGGCCGCCGCACGCCGGGCATCGGTCGCCGAGAGCACACCGACCTTGCCGAGGGTTTCACGCTTCGTCTGCCCGGTCGCGTTCCGGTACTGGACGACCCAGACCCGCGAACCGCCCGCGTTGGCCCGCATCCCGAACCCGGCCAGATCATCGTCGAAGACGATGACGTAGGCTTTGCCCTCCGGCACCTTCAGGGCAGCGGCCGACTGGTTCGTAAGGCGCAT